TACGACCCAGGCACTCAAGGATGCTCTACGAGTGGTCAAGGGTCGGCATCCCACCTTGCTCACCGGAGCACTTCAGGGATCGATCCGCAAAGAAACACTCATCGTCCTCAATTCCTTGATAGGATTCCTACCGGTTTGGGAAAAGAAAATCTCCGACACAATCCTCTTTCCACCCTTCAAACACAAGTGTGTGTCCTATGAACCTTTCCTCTGTATCGACAAAAAGAAATTTCAACAATCCTTCAGAATGAGATTGACAAATACCTAAATATATGTTACAATGAATCCGTTATCCTGGATTTATTGATACACTAACGAATCCGTTATCCTGGATTCAATCTTTACACACTATCAACAGGAGGTTTAGTTTATGCCCACACCTACAAGTTTTTCCGCCCTCAAGAGGTCACGCGGCTCGGTCGCGCAGTTGACCCAAGCCATTCAGGCATCAACCCAAGCCAAGAAAGAAGATGAGCGTTTTTGGGAATTGTCGGTCGACAAGGCTGGCAATGGACATGCCGTTCTTCGTTTTCTTCCCGCTCCACCACAGGATGGAGAGGATGGCCTTCCGTGGATTCGTACTTACTCACATGGATTCAAGGGACCAGGCGGCTGGCTGATCGATTTGTGTTTGACCACTATCGATCAAAAGTGCCCAGTTTGTGAAGCCAACAGTCTGTTGTGGAACACTGGCATCGAAGCGAACAAGACCGTGGCCCGTGACCGCAAGCGTAAGTTGTCGTACACAGCGAACGTGTTGATTGTGGCAGATCCTTCCGCACCAGAGAACGAAGGTAAGGTGAAGCTGTTCAGGTTTGGTAAGAAGATTTTCGATAAGGTATTTGAGAAGATGCATCCAGACCCAGCGTTTGGAGAAACAGCAATCAACCCATTCGATTTGTGGGAAGGTGCAAACTTCAAGCTGAGAGCCCGTAAGGTTGCCGACTATCGCAACTACGATTCCAGCGAGTTTGCTGCACCAAGTCCAGTGAGTGGTGACGATGCGAAGTTGGAAGAGATTTGGAAGTCTGAATCCTCTTTGGCAGAGTTTACTGCACCAAAGAACTTCAAGTCCCACGAACAGACCAAGAACCGTCTTGGAAAGGTGTTGGGAACAAGTGTCTTGGCAGCAACCGCAGATCAAGCACCAGCACAGAACTTCGAAGATCCCGACAATGGGGTCAAAACGGTAGACGTGGGTGGAAGTGATGAAGAACCTGAAGATATGCAGTTCTTCGCAAAGTTGGCCGAAGACAACTAAATATCGGTTTGCAGTGTAGTTTGGGGTGCCATGAAGGTTTATAAACCTCTGTGGCACCCTTTTTTATGTCCTAGAACCTCCTAAAACGGCCCAGGAGGGCTTATTCTTGGCTGGATGACTCAGGATAGAGGGAACAGCTATTAGGAAGAGGAAAAGCCTCTATCTAAAGAGCGGAGATAGCTGGTTTCCCCACTTCTAGGATCAGGCATACTTTGTTGCAGGTTCGTGATGTTGGAATGACTGTTTTTGACATTGTTGATGACCATCCCACCACTTCCGCCTGTTCCTACCATTTGATTAGACATTGCAGCAGCCCTCTGGAAGTCTGAAGCCTGGGCAAGACTCAATCCTGTCTGAGGATCAACAGGCGCCAATTCAGTAGGACTCATGAGAGACCCCACCGTTGGGGGTGTAGAACTACTCACCGCCGTTGGAGGCGTTGACGTAGATAATGTCATTCCGAGAGTCTTGGTAGCCTCTCTGACCATACTTGGTACTCTCTTAGCCGCAAGCTCTGGATCATCGGTTCTTGGAGTAAGTGGGTTACCTTGTTTATCCTTGAAGACTTCTCCATAGGACTTGGAAACTAACTGTGTGACTGCACCTATGGTTGCCCTCTCTTGAGGTGTTCCGACAGGGGCAGTTCGTCCCAAGAGTGACGCACTCGCCGCGGCATCGTACTGGCCACTCTTCAATCCTTCGGCCGCACTACTTTTCGCTTCAGTAGGAATCTTGCTCGCAAAGCTTTGTGCAAACTTGGCAATGGCAGAGGAATTCTCATTGGGTGTCGCCACCTTCTCATCATTCAACGACTGGAGCTTTCGCTGTGCGCGTTCGGCATCGGGCCCCCCTCCCTTTGCGGTCTCTGATAACTTCATCATTCGTTCTTCAGGAGTCGCCGCTTTCTTTCCAGCTTTCCCGAAACTAATGGTATAGAGCAGGTCTTGCACATACTCAACGATGGTATCAAACATATCTTTGACCACATCAAGGAACTGGGTTGCCTTGTTGGATATCCAACTACCAGCATCACTGAAGGCTCGCTTGACACCCTCCCACATCCCAACCGCAGACTCTTTGAGTAACGTGAACGACAGCTTGAGTTTATCCCATTGCTCTATGAGCATACCAGCGGCGACTCCCAATAAGGCAAACGCGCCGACCAGGCCTAGTTTGAAGTTACCTATGAGGTCTTTGATAAAGTCGAATGCTGTGTTGGATACTTCCTTGACCTTCTCTTTTACTCCTCCAAGACGGCTAGGCTTTCTGCTTGCACCAGCTAGAGCGCCAGCATCCCTTTCGGCGTCTATTTGTTGCTGTGAGAGTTTCGCAGATAGCCTTTGGATGGTTTCAATGTTCGTGAGACGTGCGAGCATTTGTGAGAGGGTGCTCGCCATCTTCGTGAGGATGGGGGCACTGTCTCCGCCACGACCACTACTGCGCTCCATTGATGGACTCCCCATACCTCTACCAAAGAACGGCGTAGGCAAATCCATTCCAGGTGCGAGGTCAGCAAACGAACGAACCGATTTCTCAGAGCGTCCCATGACTTTACCCGCTAGGGCTGTCAACAATCTGGAACCCCCAGTGACTTTCTTGACGATGTTGAGAGGATCGAACTTGTGTTTCAGTTGTGCGACCTTGAGCCCCATTGCGGCTTTTGCAGCACCACCAATTCCACCACCGCCGGCGAGGTGCTCGGCTGCAACATCACCCATAGTTGCACCCTGCTCCATCTGAGTCCTGCGGAGTTGACCTTGCATCGCCTTTAGAGTTTCTTTATTTGCCTTTGCAAGTTCCTTTAGTGTCTCTTTTCCCAGTTCTACCTTTGGGCCTCGTGCAGTAGGTCTATGGTCATGGGAAATTTGCGCCCGGGCAACCTTCGCCACAGGTTTCTGAGCCTCGACAAGCTTGTCAAGACTTTCGTGCATTTCCTTGAATTGATCCTTTAAATCCTTGAACTCCTCGTTGTGTTTATCTTCAGCCATGTTTTGTCCTTGCTCGTGAAGCGTTTGCTGCGTTGAGTGCCTTGATTCGTTCGTTCTCTCGTTCGACTCGTTGCTGGACCAGGGTCAAGTAAATCAACTTCTCCCAGGGTATCATGTCTTCAAGTTCTGAGATAGAAAATTTATGATCCTGAACCAAAGCGAAAGTAGTTGTATAATAGTTCGCTAGATTATCATGGCTCAGGATTAGACGAAAAAATTCTCAAGTCCCTTTATCATGATCTCTTCTTGGTATGCACACTTTGGACAGTTGAACTGGATAGGATGCTGGATCTTCGGCATTGTATCAAAGAACACATCCATTTTTTCCACTTGCTGTTTCGTCATATCATCCACAAACTCTTGAACGTCAGATGGTGTCACGTCCTTGGTGTAGGTCACATTGTCGGCATCGTGGATCGATTCAATACAATCGATCAGGAATGCAAACGCTTCATCCGCTGGAAGATCCTTCCTGGAAATGGTACGGAAGGACTTGAATGTAGGATAACGGAACGTAAGACCCACGTCACCAGTCAATTGCACAACTTTCGAGTGACCCGGCGCAAAGCCTGGCTTGATATCCAACAGATTGACCTCGTAGCTCGATACTGCACCGCATATTACAGATACTCCATTAGCATCCGTGACATTCTGGTTGCAACGATAGTCCAGCTTGACTACTTCGCCGATACTGCGGGCCCTGAGATTCAGGAATAAAAATTCAACATCAAACAAGGGAAGCTTGTCGATATCTATTCCTGAGATAACCCCAACACAGTTATCTAGGACCATCTTTGCTGAATTCAGGATGGTCGCAGTTTCATCCGACTGCATCGCGGTGATTAGCATCTTCTCTTCTTTCACGAGGAACGGTCGAAAAGACACTTTCAATCCAGACGGACATACCACATCATAGAGGGTGATAGGTAGTTTCGGTAATGCCATAATAATACTCCATTCTTAGATTATGATTGACTGCTTCCCTTTGGAGGAACCGGAGCGGACCCTGATGGTGGTTGTGCGAGTTTCACGACACCTACGGTGCCTAGGGTATACCATTCATACGCAAGTGTTACAGAGACACGATGCAACCCATCTTCCGACCAAGCCACAGGCATTTGATTGATCGCGGTCGGAAAGGCCTTGTGCATGGTCCAGACGGCAATTGCGGCAAGTCCTTCACCTCGCACTTGTGGCTTGGCAACAGAGAACCCGGGTGCGGTATCTGTCACATCATATTGTGTGAGTGTGACAGGGTAACGATATGCCTGTGGG